TAAGGGTTGCTTGTTTAGTATTTAAGATACGAGCCGCTACATCCATAGTGTAATGATTACACAATGATTGCAGCAACTCTATCTTCTCTCGCTTGTGCCTTGCTTTAATCTCAGGCCAAGTCTCAAGGTAATCAGCCATCACCGCCGCACTCTTGGCATGTTTCATAACGTGTTTCTATGTACCCACCATTAACATAATCAATAACAGGTACATCCTTTTCCGTTACGCCTTTGCCATAGCAAGTACCGCAATAACTAGGTTCATCCCTGCATTCGTTACATATAGACAATCCATCATACGGTGGCTCATGCAAATCAAAAGTTTCATTGCAATCAGCACACTCATATTCAGTAAGGTATGTCATCGTCCATCTCCACTAAAGGCTGCTGATCTTCCCAAGCCTTGGTTGCACGTTGAATAAATTTATCTTTGTTGAAGTTGGGATTAGCTTGTTTCAACTCGTCGGCAAAGACATGAAGGTGAGACGGCCAGCTAACTGACCGCCCCAACATATCAGCTACAAACTCAAGCTGCTGTTTGTGTAGTATCATCGTCATCATCCGCATAGTGATGTGTAACATTGGTATCAATTACAGGGCAAAGACTTGTGTAATCTGGCCCAAACAAGCCAACAGTATGTTCAGTTATAGTGCCGTCATAATCTTTAGCGGTAACTACAAGATTACGAGAACTAAAGTTATTGAATAGCTTGGTAACTTTAAGCTCAACCTTAGTTACATTGTGAATACTTAGTGAATACATGCGCTTTCTCCTTACGCTAGTTCTAGCCATGACTTGTGCTTCATGGCCTTGATGATGGCTGCTTCACGGATACGTCTCGCATTCTCTGGCGACTTGGCTTCGTCCGTGTGTGTAGCCCATGATGTTAGACAGTTATACAAAGCCCACTTGGTATTACCTAACTGCGCTCGTTCATTATCAAAGCCACCCAGTAGATTCTGTAACTGCCTGTCATTAAACTTAGCATGACTTGCCTTGTGTTGTACGTTACATACAGTCTTTTTAAAGAAGGACTCTGCTTGTTCGGTAGTGACAGGTGTACTTCTGTATGCTTCCCATACTCCCTTGCTATTAAGGAACATTTCAAGACCATCAGCTATCTTATGAGCCGAGCTATCTACGCTTACGTTAGTCGTATGTTTAGCCCATGTTTTAGCTACAGTGTCGGCAGTAGTGCAGCCATTGAGACACCACAAACGAAAGCCCTCTGCTGATTGTTGGAATGCCCAGCTACCATCATAGCTATTGTATGCTTGGACACGGTACTGAATGTAATCATTTACCTCAGCGTCCTCCAGCATAATGTCATTGAACAATACCTCAAGCCGCATCTTAGCGCCGTTGTCTGCAACGTGTGTCTTAACGCTGTAGTCTGAGCTAATGTTAGCTTGTTTGATTGAGTCCATGATTGAGTTGACCGCATCACTGTGCGTAATTGGTTTGTACTTAGACTTGTGAGTGCCAAGCGATTCACCTGTGTCAGTGCGTATTAGATTACGCATCTTAGGTATCTCATTACCACGCATATCTAAGCATGGCTCCATGTCAATCGCAAAGTCCCAGTCTGTAGTGTTCATAGTATCTAGCATTTGATTCTCCATGTTATTTAAAAAAATCACCGCGCCTTTTTATACTGGCTCCGTCCCCATTGGTACTACATGATTGGCGGCTGAGTGCTTAACTCATTTCCAATCATGCACCTGCTCTGTTCTTGATACCCATAGTGTCTAACCGACAGGCGTTAGTCACTTCTGTTTTTGGGTCGCATGATTATTCTACATTTGATTCTCCATTTGATTGAGCGTGAGTGTCTGTGAGACACCCACTTTAGTATATTAAACTTAATAGTACGGATAGGATTTGAACCTATAAACCAATAACAACATATATAGAGGTTGCTCTAATTATTGTTATTCCTACTACCAATCGTAGGCGTACTACAAAATTTAATATTAGATTAGTTTCAGCCAGCAAAGCCAGCTCCGTATAGCACCGCGATAGTGCCAACGACAAACACGACGAGCGCGATGCTGCTGATTACTGCGTCCAACAGGTGTCTGTTATTCATGTGGTGTCCTCCTGGTTAGTTATAAAGGGCGACCTAAGCCGCCCTGTGGTGCGGTGACTTATGCCACCCTTGCCCGTAGCTTGTTCATCTTAGCTACATTGATGTTACTAACTTTAGGTGTGTTCTTGGGGGCTGATGGCATCCAAGTCTCACCGCCTGTGAGGTGATGATAGACCTCTTTGTCTGAGTCATGACGTACCTGAAGTTCGTCAAGCTCTGGCTCTAGGATGGCAAGCCAGTTGGCGCTGCGGTTCATGTCGTAAGCGTTCTCATCTTTGGTAGCCTGATCGTAGTCTGCAAAGGCGTCAGCGATCTGTTTACGTTTGAAGTTAAGGCTATTGTTAGATGTAAAGCAAGCGTCCCGAGCAAGACCGATAAGGAATTTCTCGTTGATGACACGACCACCGACCTTATTGTCAGGGTTATCATTTGAGTGTGTATGATATTTAATGACTGCCAGTTTCATGTCAGTAAGTGTAGGTTGTACTGTTTTCTTTGTCATCTCTAGACTCCATTTGTGTGGCACGAGGAACATCCCCGCGCAGGCGACGGCATATCAGGACGACAAACCATGACCCTATCTCTTAGTCATGGCTTGAAGTTCGCAAGTGGTATATCTCGCAGACCAATAACCTCTGGCCCTTCGCTATGTTTTGCCGCGTAGCGAATAGCAAAACATAAATAGAAGGTTAACAGCCAGAATCGCTAAACTCTATCGTGATAAGAGCGCCCTATCACCAAGAACAAAGAGTCGGATATACTACTTGCGAACTTTTTGGCGACCAGATAGGCCCAAAGACCAGCGGGGATGTTTCTCGTTGCAACGCAAATTTATGGGAGCGACGAGATGATAAAGCAAACAGTGCGACCGGAACGCCACTGGCATGAAGCTGGCAGGGCGTGTGTTTAGTATGTATTTAGTATGTTCCTCTTTAAGGAGAGTAAACGTAATATCCGTCAATAGCAGAATGACTGTGCATTGGTATGGGTTTATGCAACATAGGATAGGACAGGATTGACAGACCTGATGCAGCGCTGCTAACCGTGGGGGGGAGAGGGTGAGGGGGGGCAATAGCAGGATATAGATATGTTAGAACAACGTAAATTAACCAAGAAGCAGTCGTGTTTAGTAGATACGCTTGTAGCAACAGGATGCACATTGCGCGAAGCTGCTACAGAAGCAGGATACGCCGAAGGTGAATCAGGAAGAGTAACAGCAAGCAAAACGATACGCTTACCGCATGTGCAGTCTTACATGATGCAACGGGTAAACGAGCAGCTTGGTATGAATGCTACTGTGGCTGCAGCGCGTGTTATGAACTTGGCTACGGGAGCTAGATCAGAGTACGTTCAGCTTGAGGCTAGTAAAGACATATTAGATCGCGCTGGGTTCAAGCCCATAGACCGTAGTCAGGTTCAGGTTGCTGGGGACATTCGTGTTAGCATTGATCTGAGTTAGTGGGTAGGGGGTTCAAAAACCGTGACTCACTGTTAGCTAGTAGTCACTCACTCACATTATTCTTAGAAAAAGTACCTTTGCAAAAATATTATTTTGCTCTAGGGGTTTTGTTGAACAGGAGATTGGTATGGAAAAGTCAAAAAGAGAAGCTAAGAACAGAGTTATTTATAAGGTGCTTAATGAGCGTGGCCCGACTTTATCTACGCCTGATGGCAAGGGTGGGAGCAAGGCTCCTACTCCTACAAAGATTGAAGCTCTTAGAACTTCGTTACTCACTTTAAGTAAGAAGGACACTACGCCTTCTTCTGTGGTTTCTAAAATTAAAAAGATTAGGAAGTCATTAATTTTGTTTCAGGCTGGTGGCCCTAGTGGTCGTTTTGCCTCTCGTCTTAAGAAGGCACAATCTTCTGGTGAGCAGATTTTAAGTAGCGCTGCTAAGTTACAGGCATTGCGAAACAAGGCTAAGTCTGAACGCGCTGGCAAATGAGGGCTGGCGTATTAGCATCGGTATTAAGGATTCATCATGGCAACACCAGCGTGGACACGGAAGGAAGGCAAGAACCCGAAGGGGGGCTTGAACGCCAAGGGGCGCGCGGGAACGGGCATGAAGGCTCCGGTAAGAAGCGGAGACAACCCAAGAAGAGCCAGCTTCCTAGCACGGATGGGAAACATGAAAGGCCCCGAAAGGGACGAAAAAGGAAAGCCAACTCGCCTTCTTCTTAGCTTAAGAGTGTGGGGAGCATCGTCCAAAGCTGACGCAAGAGCGAAGGCTAGGGCTATTAGCAAAAGGAATAAAGCAAATGCCTAGTGGTAAAGGAACTTACGGAACTAAAGTTGGACGTCCTCCCAAGCAGAAGCCAAAGCCAAAAGGCAGCAAGAAGAAATGAGTGAAGCACTTAATGTATGGCGCAGAAAGCAGATGGCTCAAACAATAGTGGATACTAGCGATCCGCATGAGCAGAATTTGCTTATACGAAAACTATACCATGAGACTCAGCCTAAGATTGGTCGTCCCTTGTCGGAGGTTTTAGAGAAGTAATGGCTGTTAATGCTGCTGGTAACTACACCAAGCCTACAATGCGAAAGTCTTTATTCAAGCGCATTAAGGCTGCAAATGTTCAAGGTACTGCTGCTGGCAAGTGGTCGGCGCGTAAGGCTCAGTTGTTAGCCAAGCGTTATAAAGCTGCGGGTGGCGGTTACACATGAAGAAGCCTCAGAAATCATTATTAAACTGGGGCAAGCAGAAGTGGCGTACCAAGTCGGGCAAGCGATCTAGTGACACTGGCGAACGGTACTTACCTAGTAAAGCTATTGCTGCTCTTAGTGATTCTGAATATGCAGCTACAACCGCAGCTAAACGAAAGGGCAAGGCTAAGGGTAAGCAGTTTGTGGCTCAACCGAAAGCTATTGCTAAAAAAGTAAGGCAGTATCGTACATGAGTTTTATATCTACCCTTTCCCTAGCAGAGCTAGATGTACTTAGACAGATAGTTAGAAAGGTTCATCTAACGTATGTGCCACTGGACTTTGCCACTGACAGGGAATGCGATAAGATGATTGACGGCATGGCCCCTGAGACTGTTGATAGAATGTTGAGGTTCGGTAGACAGTACTGTGGTTGATTTTAAATACAAACCAGACGGAGAAACGCTTAAGGCGTTTATGAAAGACAATACATTCTTTCGTGGCATTCGCGGCCCTGTAGGTTCTGGCAAGTCTGTTGGTTGCTGCATTGAGGTATTTCGCAGGGCGCTTGGTCAAGAAAAGAATAGCAAGGGTATACGCAGAAGCCGATGGGCAATCATTCGTAATACCAACCCACAGCTTAGAACCACTACTATTAAGACTTGGCTTGATTGGTTTCCAGAATCTGATTGGGGTAAGTTTACTTGGTCGGTTCCGTATACTCACCACATTAAAAAGGGTGACATTGATCTTGAGGTTTTGTTCTTAGCTCTTGATAGGCCCGAAGACGTTAAGAAGTTACTGTCATTAGAGCTTACTGGCATTTGGGTTAATGAAGCTAGGGAAATACCCAAGTCTATTATGGATGCGTGTACTATGCGCGTTGGTCGCTTTCCTTCTATGCGTGAGGGAGGGCCGTCTTGGACAGGAGTTATTGCCGATACTAATGCACCAGAGGAAGATCACTGGTGGCCGATCATGTCTGGTGAGGTTCCGATTCCAGATCACATACCGCGAGAGCAAGCTAAGATGTTGGTTAAGCCTGACAACTGGTCATTCTTTACGCAACCTGCTGCCATGACTGAGGTTAAGAACGACGAGAACGAAGTAGATGCCTACAAGCCTAGTAAGAGCGCAGAGAATACTAAGAACATGATGGGGTCTTATTATCCTAATCTTATTCAAGGTAAGACTAAGAGTTGGATAGATGTTTACGTTATGAATCGCT